TACAAATAATGAAGATCTTAAGCTTACCAATTTCATTCATCATAAAGCGGCGATTTATCGCCGCCTGAGTGTGAAGTTATTTATTCGGGTCAAACCCCAATTCGCTAAGGCTGGTCTTGTCGATAAGACTAGTATTAACGGCGTGTTTAACATCCACGATATAGATGTTTATGAGTTCGATGGCGAAGGTTATAAGCTTTTAGCTACGATGGACGATGAAGATTGTCTCTTTTATATTTTGACGAAATTTAAAGAGAATCTTGTCGAACAGCGTGCTATGTTGGCGCGTGATGGATTGAGCCACTGCTCGCTGTGTGCGATGCCGGTGGGTGCCAACGTCGTCTTGTGTAGACGATGTACGGCAGCCAATCCCGATTTTGCTCCGATCGTATTGGAAGGAGCTTCGACTTCTACGTTGAACAATCTTGAAGTCACGGCGCAGAATGCGCGTGATTTAACAGATGATGTTAAACGGAGAAATCTTATCGAGAAAGTTGATAGGGTTGCCACTAGTGTTGACCGTATGGTTAATGGTCCTAGTGTTGCAGCTTCAACGGTTGGAGGTGCTTTTTCCTCTTTCGCCGATTTTTTATTGGCCCACAAAGTTAAGGTTTTAAGTTTGCTTGCCTGCGTCATTTCGGCTGCAGTCTTATTATCAACTCGTGGGACCGTTCTTCAAGAACGGTCGAATAATGGTACGGATACTGCGCCCGCTCACTGGGCTAAGTTATCTGACCGCATGCCGTCGACTTCGAGCGACTTTGCTCAAACGACGTGGACGGAAGATCAACTTAAAACTAATGTGCGAAAGCATATTGGTGAATTTCGTTGTGGTGATAAATTTGTTCATTGTTTACGTATCGGAACTAATTCTATTCTTGTACCCCATCATATTTTGGTCAAGAAGAATGTCAGTGACGTGTATTCCGTTATTTATAACGGAAGAACTTATTACCCCACGGGGGATCTTACGCAGATTGCGGAGACAGATTCAGCTGTGGTGAAGGTAGAGTTTAAGGATGGAGTGCAAACTTCAGCTTTTCCTTACCTTATCAACGATATTGATGCTGGGACGTCTGTGTATGATGAGTTGTACATGTTGACACCTACTGGTGTGATGCTTCCTGTTCGTCCCGACGTGCAAGAGCGCGTTCGGGAGATGAAGGAAGGTTACACTAGTAACGCTGTCCACACGACTTTTCCGACGGTGCCAGGAGACTGTGGTCTCCCAGTGATTGGTCGGAAAGGTCCTTATTTTCGCATTTTAGGAATCCATCATATGAAGTGGAAACGTCTTCACTTATTGTGGGGACTTGTTGATCTTTCCTGTTGCACTATGGTTTCGAAGACTATGTTGCGATTTACGGAAAAGGTTGTGGGAATCACGTTGCAGTCTGCTTCGTGGGTCCCTTATTGTTCTCCTGGTCCTTTGGTGGACCTCAAAGGTATTACTCAGTCTGAGTTAGCTTTGGCAGTCCATAAAGGGGCTGATGTGGCCGTGTTAGGTCATGATTCGACGGCGCGTGGTCAAACGATCACGAAGTCAAAATGTCGTCGCTCCATGATTTATGAGGACATTGAACCAATTGCTCGTTCTATTTTAGGAACTCCGCATTACTGGCAGGTGCCGGAAATGAGAGGAGCTCAAATTAATGAACAATGGTTATCTGGTTTTCAGTATGTTTTTACGCATTACAAAGAAACGCATTTAATCTCGGGGCTTAGACGGCCCATTAAAGATTACTTGACAGTTCTTAGAGGACTAGATTGTCACGGTTATCGAACTTTAACGTGGCAAGAAACTATTTCTGGTGTTCCTGGTAGTGTGATTGGTTCGGTTAATCGGAAGACTTCCGTAGGCCCACCTTTTTCGGGCCCGAAGAGTCAATGGATTAATGACCAAGGTGAAGTGTCACCCGTTGTTGAAGACCAATTCTTGGATATTGAGAATATTCTTGCAAGAGGTGAGATTCCTTTGGTAGTTGCTAGTTGCACACTTAAGGATGAGCCTGTTAAGTTTTCTAAGAACGCTCAACGAAATATTCGCGTTTTTAATTGCTTACCTATGGCTTTTAATCTTATTTGCAAGAAATATTTGTCGCCTATCAAGGCCTTTCTCCGCAACAACCCTGAGGCTTGTGAGTCTATGGTTGGCGTTGATATGACCAATGATGGTGGCGAACGTATTCGGGATCGTTTTTCTCTGATTAATCCTGCGTTGGATAACATTATTGAAGGAGATTTTACTAAGATGGATAAAACCATTAATGGTTCAATGGCTTGGGCTGTAGTCGAAGTTTTTGCCGGCATTGCTGACCAGTTAGGTCTTGATGTGGAAAAAGTTAGTCTGTTAGTTTGGGCCAATTTCCGTTGTGTTTATTCTATTCATGGTGATTTGTTTCAAGTTGGAGGGATGAATCCTTCTGGCAGTGATATTACGGTAGAGATTAACGGTGTGGTTAACAGCCTTACCCATCGTTATGTTTATTACACGTCTTTGAACGTGCCTCACATGTCTGTGGACACGTACACTGCTTCGATTCAAGAAACCGATTTTAGTCACTTTCAACGTGACAATGTTCTCTTGACGTATGTAGATGACTTTTTGTTAGGTCATCGAGTGCGAGTAGATACGGATGTATTGTTCCAACCGACAACAAATGTTGGAATGATCATCACGGACGCTTACGATAAAGACGCGTTACCCAAGTATCGTTCTCTTTGGAACTGTACTTTTCTTAAACGTGGTTTTTATTTGCACCCGGAAACGAACTCTGTACGTTGTGGCTTGCAGATTGCGAGTATTTTACGTATGGTTACGATTCTTAAGCCTTCGGCTCTGAGTGAGCTGGACCATATGGCAGTCACGATTGAAGAGGCGATTCGTGAGATTTTTCTCAATTCGACTCTAGATTTTGACTATTGGTTAGTTTCTTCTCTGGGTTGGCTGATCGCTACAACTTGCGATCTTCAACTTATTTGAAGCTGTATTCTAAGGAAAAATACGAACAAATGTACATAGCCCGTACATTCAAAACTTGGGGGCTAGAACTCCTGCCGGAGGAGGTTAATGTTCCGGCAAATGAATCTTCTTACGAAATGTCGACTTCTTTACCAACTACATCTGCTTTGAGCGATGACAACACGGCGAGCCAGCGTATGGCCGCTACCCACAATCTTCCCGCTCTCACTAGCTCAGCTATGATGCCTACAGCAACAACGTATGGCACATTGGTCGCTGGTGGGACTGGGGATACGGAGATGACACACTCCGTTGGAAACATTGTGTCGCTTACCGAGCCCGTTGTGGCTGGTTCTGCGGGTTATACTCGCATGGATCAAACCATGGCGGACACGGCTTACGCTTCAGCATTAAAGCGTAATGTTAAGATCGCGGTTATTTCCGATTTTAATAATCTTAATGCTCAAACGATCATTCGTCCTTGGGTTGATTGGACGAGTAATCCGTTTGTAGTTGATAAGTTGGAGAACTTTAACTACATTCGGGGGTCGTTAATCATCACTGGTGTGTTGAATGCTCCTTCATTGAGCAGTGGTTTAGCCATTGTGTCGATGTATCCTAGCTACGAGGCTGGGACTACGGGAGGTTTTCCGCCGGAGTTGGCGTTGGTGATGCCACACACGATGATTGATCTCTCAACGTCTTCTGATTTCGAGATGACCCTTCCATGGGTTGTTTCGAGTGATTGGGGCAACTTACACGATGGTTTATTTATGAACTATTGGACTGTTGTTGTGACCGTGATGGATGTTTTGAAATCAGCGGTTCCCGATGGTTGCGGACAAGCAACCCTCACGATCTTTGCCCGACCTGGTATGGATTTTGAGTTGGCGGGAGCTACTTTTGAAGAAGGATCTGTCACACGCGCTCGGCCTACTGCGCGTGGATCTGCCCGGAGCTCTGGTGCTACGACTACTTCTGTCGCCAGCATCAATGCTTCGGTTAAGGCCGC